AAGTCTGCATCGCTCTCTGCGTCATAACCGCCTGTAAAATCTGTTATATTCTGAACGGCTGTAATTCCGGGAAGTGTTATAGGAAATCGATTTATATCTCCTTTTTTCACATTGCCTGCACTTCCCGAAACAGTACAAGTCGCACCGACTTCAACAGAACCGTTTTCGGCAATGCTCACTGTTTCATTTACTTCAAACAGGACATTATCCGCCGCAACCTTTGCACCTTTCAAAATCACTTCACCTCGGTTTCCGCTGATTAGCAGTGTACCTTTTGAATAAGTGGCTGTTTTACGCACTATGTTCTGCTCGGCTGTCTTGCGGTCAAGGTATTCTCCCTCTGCCGTCACGGCAAATGTGTTTTCTGACAGTCTGCTTATCCTTTTCTGCAACAGATATATTTGTTCTGCCACCGGATAAAGAAGGTCATAAAAAAACGAGCCGACCGAAATATCATATTCTTCCGGCACGCTCGACAGCATATATTCAATTATTTCATCAAGTGTCATATGGTGTACACCTCCGCACTTTCTCCGTAAGCTGTGTTCAATGTGAAAGATATTTTAAGTGTCGCTCCGACTTTCTCCGCAGAAAAACCGCTCATACTATAAATAT